GAATCGCAACTTTTTTACAAAACCAAACAAGATTGAAAAGTTGTTTGCAAGTATCTTGAAGAACGCGAGACATAGATCCGCTCCAATCCAAAATAAAAATCAAACCGTGATTTTTTCCATCAGGAATCACGGAAACTTTCTTGAACAAATCTTCTGTGTATTTGTAAGAATGAAGACGAGATGTATCAAGAACACCTGTGCGAGCGGTGGTAGCACGAGCATAAGAATCTGCTGCCTTACGACACTCAAATTCCTTTACTAGATAGTTGACTTCCTTCTGAGCAGATAGTTTAAACTTTTTGTAATCTTCATCTGCATATTTAAAAAGATCTACACGATCCAAGTTACGTTCATCGCACATTTCATTATGTTTATTTTGTTGGTGATTAAAAGATGCATCAATGTCCCTATGAATATCTGCATTTTTACCAATCACAGTCTCAAGATTGACTTGCGGAATCTCAACATAAACGTTTTCATATCCATCATGATTGATCAAGTCACGAAGTTTATTCTCCAAAGAATCTGCAGTGAGAACTTCAGGTTCTTCTTCATCATTGGCAGTATTTTGAACCTCATCGCCTTGAGCAGTCCCACCGTAAGATTCATCGGGATTTGGTTGTGAGTTATCACTCTCTCCCTCTTCCTCTGTTGAAGAGTCATCGGTTTCTACAGATTGATTAGTAGAAGATTGAGAATCTCCTCCAGTTTCGTGAGAATCAAAGTCGGGAATTTTTTGTTGCTGTTCCTTTTCCTTTTTACAATAATTATAAAGTTCTTCTGCAGCAATCAAAACATCGGCAAAAGTTTCAGCATCAGCGATCAGATTGATAATTTCAATCTCCTTACCCCTCTGGATGGGAACATCAATATAGTTACCAACTTTAAACCACAAATTTGCACGGTCGGCAAGGTTGAATTTAGACAAATCTTCATCGTTCAATTGAAAGAAATCTTGATCATTCAGTTCTTTGTATCCATTGAAAAAGGTTTTTGCAAGTCCCATATACTTGCGTTTCATCAATTTTTCAATGCGAGCATCCTCAACCACATTTACAAATTGAGGAGGAATTTTTGCAGATTGAACCCAGTCCTCATCAGGAGTAAAAAGAGCGTGTCCAACTTCGTGTCCGACAAGCAAATCATATACGGTATTACTTGCTTTCTCCCACAGAGGCAAAGTTAGTACACGAGTATGTACATTGAAACAAGCAGTAGAAACCTTCTTGTGCTCTACTACCAAATCCTCAGTAGCAAGCAGTTTAGCAAGTTGGGACTTGATTTCGTGACGTACAGGCATTGGACTTTTTTTCGTATAACTCATAATACGACGAAACCCCCTTTGATGGGGGGTTCATATGACGCTTTTTGAACTGGGCAAGTCGCGCTTTTGCTTGTCGGAGTGCTTGCGGTTTAAGTTTTCGTTTCTGCTCCTTCTTACTGTGATGTTGCCAATTTGGTGTGTTCATTTTAGGTTACAGCCCAATCGATGACTGTGCGAATTTTTTGATTGTAGTTCCATACAGATTTTAGCATATCAGAGTCGATACCGTGTGCCTCCATCTGATTTATGAGGGAATTGAGATCTTTGGGGAAACAGGTTCCTCCAAAACCACGATCATTATCAATACCAGGAACTTGTGTATGTGATTTACCAATTCGACTATCGGAAGTAACACCGTCACAAACCACATTATAGTTCATGCCAACTACTTCACATAGATCATACATTTTGTTGAAATATGCCACTTTACAAGCAAGGAATGTATTTGCAAAATATTTAATCGCTTCACTTTCGTCAGATGTAGTAATCACACTTGGAATATCTGGAAAGACAGTTTGGAAAAAATTTACAAACTGCTGGCAAAGATTTTTACTACCACCAACGACGTTCCGTTCAGAGTTCCTAAAATCTTCAACGGCATTTCTAGCAGTCAAGAACTCTGGATTATGAATGACTTTATATTTTTTAGCATATTTCTTTGTCGTTCCAATTGGCACTGTTGACTTGATAATAAAAATACCATCGGTTGATTTTGGAAGATTTTCAAAAAAATTGTCCAGTATTGAAAGATCACATTCACCCGTTGACTTCATTGGAGTCGGCAGGCAAACAAAAATGAATGCTTGCTTTAGTACATCATCAAGAGTATTGAATGATTTATTTTTATCCAAATCAAAAACTTTACAAGAAACTTTATCCCTTAAGTTTTGATAAACAGCATTGCCAACAAATCCATTTCCAATGATACCAATCATACAGCCATCCTACTAAATCCTTTTACTTTTTCAAATTTTATGACGTTATCAAATTTATCTTGCAATCCGTCTTTGTGAGAAATAACAAAAATATTTGCGTCTTTAATTACATAACGAATAATCTTCAGAAACTCTTCTGTACCAAATCCATCAAGCGAGCTATCAAACACCTCATCCATGATGAGTAAATTAGTGCTGACTGAGTTTTTAAATCTAGCAACTTCCCTCCAAGTAAACAGAAGTGCCAAATCAATCCTCATCTTTTCCCCTTCGCTAAAGGAAGCATAAGAAAAATCTTCATGAATAGGTGACTGGACGGTTTCGTTAAATTCCTCATCAAGTGTGAAGTTAATATAGAACTCCATCATCTGAAGATAACGGTTAACTTGTTGATTGATCAGCGGTAGATACTTCTTAATAATTTTGGACTTTACTCCACCGTCTTTAAGCAAACTATACGTGAAATCGTAATAGTTAATGGAGTCTTTTTTAGAAGCGAGTTCGTCGTATGTAGTTTTTAAGTTGTCTTTGAAGGATTCTAATTTCTCATGTTCAGAATTTCGGTTTGCAAGGTTCTCGGCAATAGTTTGAATTTCAGATTCAAGATCTCTGATTTGTCTCTGACATCCAGCGATCTTAGTATTGTTTTGAGAAATGCCATGCGTTAGTTTTGTAATCTCCTTCGATAGAGCAGTGAATTGACGCTCTCGCTCTTCCTCCTCTTTAATTGCCTCCTCTAGTTCTTTATAACCAGATTGCAACTCTTTTGCTTTATCTTGAGCGTCGTTAATTCTATTTATTCTGAAGTCCTCTTCAATCGACTGTGTACAGGTAGGGCATACCGTATTTTCTGTAAAGAACTTATGTTCTTGCGTGATCACCGATACTTTCTGAGAGATCTTACCTTTAAGATTTCCAAGCTTGCGAAGTTTATCTGCGGCGCCAGTAACGATCTCTTGTTCTTTAGTATAACTAAAAATCTTTTCTTCCGTGACTGAATTTTCATTCATATAAACACCAACTTCGACATCCAACTTGGTGATTTTTTCTTTATTGGCATTGATATTGGCATTACCACGATTTTCAAGTTCATTGATGAACTCTTGCTGCATCTTTACCTTATCAGAAAGTGATCCTTTTTTAAGTTCCAGAACTTTAATATCTTCCCTTGACTGTCTGATCTTTTCTTTAATAATCATATTCATAGAGGAAAAGATTTTAATATCCAAAAGATCTTCGATCACTTCTCTACGGTGGGCTGCAGGAAGTTGCATAAAAGGAACAAAAGTACTACTACCCAGAATTACAATTTGAGTAAAAGACTTGTAGTTCATCTTCAGAACATTTTGCTCCAACCACTTTTGCTGATCCAAAGCCGCAGCAGATTGATCGAGTAAACTATCGTTTCTCCAAATTTCAAACACAGCTGGCTTAATTCCACGAACAACTTTCCAATCAGTAGTTCCAATGGAAAAATTTACTTCAACTCTACAATCTTTTTCATTTACAGTATTGATTAATTGCGGTTTGTTAATTTTCCGAAATGGTTTACCAAACAATGAAAAAGTAAGAGCATCCAGCACAGTGCTTTTGCCAGCACCATTTGTACCGATGATTAGATTTGTTCTATCTTTGGTGAAATCGATTTCAGTATATTGATTTCCTGTCGATAGAAAGTTTTTCCAACAGATAGTCTTAAATAGAATCATAATAATCACTCGGAGGAATTACAATATCATTTGGGGTTATGAGTGTGTACTGATATCCATGTACTTCACATGTTCTAATCATCACATCATCTTCAATTTCGATAACGTGCATTTCTGGAGATCCATCTTCCTCCAACATCATAGCATAGCGAGCCGCATCATCTTCTTCCTCGAAGAGATATAAAATTTGTTCTCCATCGGAATTTATAACCGAATATGCTCCTTCCGTTTCTTTTCCATTAATGGTTAGTATAAACATAGTTAAACCAACTCACATGCTTCTTGATAAATTTCTTTGAGCATTTTTTGAACAACTGACTTATCAAGATTTACTTCAGATTCTTCCACATATCTATTCAAGATAGACAGAGTATCTTCAGACTCAAGGGCTTCAAACTCTTCAGATTCTTGAAACTCAAAGTTTTCAATAATTTTTAATTCTGAGACATTTGAGGTGTAAAGTTTATCGACAAACTTTTCAAATTTTTTAATGTCAGATTTTTTCCTGACAATTATCTTAACAATTTTATTTTCATAATCTCGTGTATCAAATGTTTGATAATTTGTATCTTCATAATAAATGTTATGAAACATTTTATATGGATTATCAATTGGCGTATGTTCTAAAGTTTCTGTATCAAAAATAGTAAACCCACGAGTATCATTTACATCATTCCAATACATTTCATAAGGATTTCCTAAGTAAAATATCTTTCCATCATTGGAACGAGTATGATAGTGTCCCGAAAAAACTTTTTCAAATTTATTAAAAATTTTTGGATCCATACCATCTTCCATCATGTGTCCACGATAGGCATGGAATCCACTCAACTCAAGATGTCCCATCAAGATTTTAGCTTTAGTCTTTTTAATTTCTTTGACTGACTCATCATAATTGTCAGAACAAATCCATGGCATAAGTGCAATCAAAAGATTATCAACTTTAATGGTTTGAGGAGAACTATAAGTTTTAATATTTGAATAGTCTTTTAAAAGAAGATTTGGAGAGTTTACATTATTAGTATTTTTATAATAAGAATCATGATTACCTACAATCATATGAACATCATGTTCTTTGAGAGGTTCAAATACTACTCTTTTTGCCCATTCTAAACTTTGATAGTCAATTGATTTACGACTATCAAAAGCATCTCCCATATGAATTACGGTTTTTATGCCATGCTTCTTGATTTCGGGAAAAAAGATATTCTTATAAAAGAGTTCAAAATAATCATGAAACAATTTTGATCCTCTACGGCATCCATAATGGGTGTCAGTAATGATAGCGACTTTCATTCAATACCGGAGTTTAGAGTGTACAGCGTCTTTGATGCTATTATAGTCCGAATAGTTGCTACCGTCAAGGGTGTTATCGTCAAATACCTCAGAAAACCCTGAGCGTTCCAAGATTTTGTTTTTGATTTCTAACTGACGCTTCTCTCTCTGGATACGGCGAAGGAATGCGTAGTGAATGATTTGTGTAAAGTATGCAAAGGGGTTTTGAGACTTCTCTGGATTGAAGTTATGAATATACTGAACACAGTTTTCAATTCCATCAGAAATCATATCTTCCTTGAACATATAGTTCACGAAGTTTGGTTTGAAGGAAAGATGATTTGCAATCTTCAGAAAACACTCTCCGATGTAGCGAGGGATGGGAGGTTTTGGTTTTCCTTGGATTTCTGCGATTTCCTTATCTTCACGATACTTGATGAGTGCTGCAAGAAACTCTTTGTTGTTGACGTAATGCTCTGACCTCTTTCTCTTGGTCATAACTGCTGTGGTTATCATAAGTTTTTATCATTATTATGTATGAATTATACCATTTTAATAAATGCTTGACAAGGCGTCTGAATCTGTATATAATAACCTTTGTCGGGGTTGAAAAGAAAGGTCTAGCTTCTTTTAAAGAGTTTCTCTAAGATATCTTTAGCATCATGTACACTTGCAAGGTATCCCATTTTACGATCTAATTTATATTCATTTCCTTTACTTCTACAATTTCTTACATAAGATTGATACATCATTATCATCTCTAAGTCATATGATTCCGATAATGTGATCACGTCTTCCAGATTAATGATGAACATATCTTCTTTGGTTGTTTTTAACCAAGGTTCTATTTTATATCCAACTATACCATTTCTAGATTTTAATTCTAATATTACAATTGGATTAGAAATGATCAGCATTGTTCTGTCATCTTCTTCTGACGCAGCGACTTTACAAAAGATTTCTTCTCCAGATTTTAATTTGACTGTTGCATAAAAATCGTCTTCTATCATTTCTTAAGTTGTATTGTGATTATTTCATAATTGAAGTTCTCTTCATTATAGATTTTGATTCTTTCAATGAGATGATTTAGAGTATAATTCTTTCTTGAGTTATATATACAGTCATCAGCAATATCATAAAGAGTTGCTTTTACTTTATCTTTTCCTTTTCTAAGAACTCGTCCAATGCTTTGAAGATTTCGGATTCTGGATTTACTTGGTGAGGCGAAGATAACATTATGAAGATTTTTAATGTTGATACCAGTAGAAAAAGTTCCATAAGAAGCAACGATAATTGCGTTGTTTTCTCTTTCAGTAATCTCTCTGACTAATTCTCTTTCTTCAGCATCCACTCCACCATGAACAAAAAATACTTTACGATCATCTCGCTTATTATTATTTATCTTTTCATAGAGTATTGCTCCGTGTGCTTCCACTCTCGAAAAAAGAATTAATGTATTTCCCTTTAAATCTAAAGCAAGATTCTGAATAAATTTGTTTCTTTTTTCGTGGGATATTAAATATTGAATTTCATCCTCATAAGTTTCGAACTTTTGTGGAGTGTGCTTAAGGACAATACATTGAATATCAAGTTGAGAGAGATGTCCTTGTTTTATCAACTCATCAGTTCTTGTTACCTTATATGATGGACCGAATAATCCCTCAAGAACCCATTTATGAGTTTGTGTTCCATCAAGAGTTCCTGTAAAACCAAAACGATATTTGGCATGATGAAGTTTTGTCATAATCTCTATGAGAGATTTGGACTTGAATAAATGAGCTTCATCTCCTATAATAACATCATAGTCCTCAAAGAATGAACGTTCCAATTTATATACAGATTGCCAGGTTGTAATTGTGACTGGAAATTCATTTGTTTTTTCTTTACCAGAATAGATACGGTGGCAATATGTCTCAGCATCCCAACCATAATCAAAAAAATCCTTGTACATCTGTTCTACAAGAGATGTCGTCGGAACAACTAAGAGAATTTTTTTGCTTCTATCCACATAATATCTTACTAGAGAATAAATCATCAACGATTTGCCGCTGGCAGTGGGGCTTATCAATAGCTTTCGATTATGTCTTAATGCATCGTATACTCCCTCTACTTGATACTGCCTCGGTTCATGAGAACAAATAGAGTGCATATAATCTTTGACACCTTCATATGAGACGTGCTCATTTATTTCAAAAGGTTGCCCATAAAACTTATTGTCTTCGAATTTGTAAGAGTATCCGTATTGCTCACAAAAATTGATAATTTTATCTAAGAGTCCAACATAAATTTGTTTGGATCTCATATCATATAGATGTATCTCACCATTCCAATGTTTGCTGCGATACTGAGACATAAACTTTGCCCCAGGAACCTCAAACTTGAAATGATCTCTTAGTTCATACTCAATATGAGGTTCTGTATTAATTTTTAAAAATACTTCGTTTGATTTGGATATTACAAGATCCGTTGTATTCACGATGTCCCATGTATCTATGAATATTTATTTACCCTAGTCCAGCGGTAAATCTCATAAACTCAATTGCATTTTTAATTTGATACGTTCTATTTTGTATCATTTTTAAAATGCTTTCAATATAAGTTAACATTGCATCGTAATAATCAATCTTCAAACAAACTGTGGAAAGTTTTTCGTCTGCATCCAAATATTTTTGCATAGTATCTTTATCCCTAATTTTTTTAGGGAATGGATTCTCCACATAAACATCAGGATCTGCTTTTCCAGCATAATATTCATATCTCTCGTGACGAATATTTCTTTTTTGTTGCTCTGCTTTTTTTCTTAAAAGAAAAATAGTATTATATAAGTCAAAATATTTCGCATGAAGAACAGGAACATTTAAAGATTCTGTGTGTAAATTGTCTGGATCTACTTTTGAATCTTTTTCCCACATTTCTTGAATTTTATCAAGATCAATACTCATAAAGGATTGCCAGATAAATCGGTTATGTTGTAAATAGTATACTTGAAACTTATGTCTGCTGTAAAGTATTGGATGTCAGTTTGTGTAGCATCGAAAGGAAGAGTTGACAAGTTGTATGGAAACAAATCTTTAAACTTAACTTGAAATTTTGAAATCATAGAACTGTTTAAAATTTGCAAATTACCATCTGAATAAATTTGAGATGGACGATTTACATATCTCCTTTCATCGATTGTTGCTTGTTTCTGAAGATCCCTAAATTGTTCAATTTTTTCTGGATATCCAAGTCCAGTAATCCAGTTATGAATCTCCATATAATTTTCAAGATTTTCATCAACCATAAATCGGAGATTCAAATCACCATAAACAATTTTATCTCCAGGTTGATCGATGTCTTTCAAATATGATGGTTGAACTGCGATACCAAGATTTAAATCTGGTATATTTGCTTGATTGCAAAAGAATGCTACTTTTGGAGCTCTATTTAAAGTAAACTTAAATCCTGTTGGTGAGAGAAAATTTCTATTCTCTATTTGAGTTGTCATTTTTTTAATTATTTAGATAACTCTTTCCCATCTGCTACCTGGACCATTATATTTTAAAGATCTACTTATGCTACTTTCTAAAATGCCAGTATCTTTTCTAGCTTCTTTCATAGAATTATAAATTTTTCCTGTTTTTCTATCTTTAACTGGTATAATTCTTGATTTTCTTGTTGCTTCTTTTACATGATCTGGACATCGACGCCCAAGAGTTCCACCATCTCCACCTAAAGTAGCATTATATTGGGGTTTTAATTTTTCAATCCAAAATATTTCCCTTTCTCCCGCTTTACTATTACCACATTCTTCCAGTATTTCCCAAAAAAATCCATCTACTCCATATTTTCTTAAAGCGTTTGGAAATGGAAGATTAGTGTTTGTGTTATTAGAATACCATTTATGAGTTGCTTTTCTCATATAAAGTTTTTCATAAGAAGTTCTTCCAATATAAAATTTTCCATTTTCTTTATTTGTAACTTTATAAATTTTTGCCATTAGTATTAGCACCATTAAATAAGTTCTTAACAGTAATATTTATAAAAAAAGGAGATCTAAAAGATCTCCAAAAATATTGTAGAAGGTGGAATAACCACCATATTTCTACATTAGATTTTTTACAGCAACTCTACGATAGTAGCGGTTTGCATTAAGAGTTAGGTTACCAAGTCCTTGGTTAGTACCCTCAGCAAATGGGTTAGCAACAATACCATAACGAGTCTTGAATCCAATTTTTGGTTGGAAGCTGTTCTCACCAACGGCACGTACCATTTGGAGAGGAACATAAGGACAATAGAATAGTCCAGCGTCATAAGGTGAAGAACCCTTATAACCGATAACATAATACTGGTTACCTGGGGTTGCGTTACCGTTAGTCAGGTTAGCAGCATATGGATCGATGTATACGCGGAATTTGCCCATTAGAGTACCAGCAAAAGTATTGCCAGTGTCATCTACTGATAGGTTTGCATTCAGCGCAGGGGTGTAATCAAGAACACCAGCCATGGTTAGAGCGGAAGCAACGTCTGCTGAGCAGATGATGGTGTTGCCCTTTCCACGACGAGTTCTCTGAGCGATTGCGTTAGCATCACGCTCAATCTGGAACAGAAGACCCTTGAACTTCTCAACGCTCCAACGTCCGTTTGAATCAACGTCAAGATCGAAGATTCCAGGAGTTGCAACGTTCTGAACAGCACCTTGCTCAGCAACTTTGTATACGGTTCTGATAACTTCGCGGTTGATTTCAGCAAGAATCTCAGTTGAGAGAATGTTTGCTAATTCCGCTTCAGCGTTCAGTCCGTGAATTGCCTTGAGGTCCTGAGCGAGTTCTAGTGAGTACTCAGCTTTCAGAGCGCGTGACTTTGCAGTAACAGTGACTTTCTCGATTGAGAATGCCATCTGGTTGAAAGCATCAGCACCAGTACCATCAAGGTTTTCTGCAGAATCAGTACGTAAACCTTGTCCAACGTTGTATGGAGAAGGATTAGTAGTTGCAGTACCAACTGGGTTGAGAACTGATGGATTAGTTCCGCTCTGTGCGGTTGTACCGAAACCAACAGCGGTATCGGAGAAACCTGCGTCATCGTCACGTCCAAATGGTTGTCCAGAGAATGCTGAATCAACTTCGTTGAAGAAGGTTTCAGTTCCGCTCTGATTTGTGTAACGTGAACGCATTGCGAAGATGAGTCCAGTAGGACCGCTCATTGGTTGAACACCTGCGATATCGTAGGCGATCAGGTTAGGCATCGAACGACGGATCAGTGAGATCAGTACGGGATCGAAACCTGCGGTTGGACCGCCAGCAGCAGCAACTCCGCCGAATCCAGGAGCACCTGCTACACTACCGGTGCTCATTGTTGGAGCTTCAGTCAGGAATGAACCTGATGTCTCGAAAGAGGATTGCTCTCTTAAAAATCTTTCTTGGTTCTCTAGCAGGACAGCGGTTACCGCCTTACGATGGGAATCTTTGATTGGATCAAGACCCTCATAGTTGAGGAGTGGTGCCCACTTTTCCTGCAATTGTTCTGAATGGAACATTTGCTTTTACCTTTGTTGTGTGGATGTTTGGTTTGAATTATATTAAATTCAATTATTTGCTAAATGTTGAAAGAGTCTTCAGATAGTTTGCCATTGTACCAGAAATTGATTCTGGAGCACCTGCTAAACCTTCTGAAAGATTTTCAGTTCTAGCTTTTGGAGAAACTGCTTTTGATGGGAAATAAGCTTCCCTTAATGTCTCCAATTTTTCACGATATTCTTCTTCACTTTCAAACTCAACACTTTCGGCAAGTGAAGCGAGCTTGTCTTTCTGAGTGTCTGCAAGACCTTCAGAAACTTGATCTAAGATCCCATCAGCAACCGACTCTGCGAGACGCTTGTTTAGGGAAACGTTTTTCTCAATTTGCTCGTTGAGTTTTGTCTCCATATCATCAAGTTTTTCTACCATGCTCTCAAGAACATTATATTTATCTTCAGGGATTGATACATAATGTGCTTCAAAAAGTTCCTTCATTCCTGAGAGGAAACTTTCAGTCATTTCTGTTTTGAGTCCGTTTTCGATTACGAGTGCATTTTCCGCAACCCATTCATCGGCAACATACTCTAGGTATGCGTCTACACGCTCAGAAAGTGCTTCTTTAATTTCTTCAACTTCCTCAGCGAGAGCAGAAGCATACTGCTCTTCAATAGTTTCTTTGATTTCATAAACCTTAGAACGAAGAGCAGCTTCGAAGATGGTGCGGGCCTTCTCTTGGAACTCTTCAGAAAGATCTTCACCTTCTAGAAGAGCATTAACATCTTCATCGATGTTGAACTCTTCTTCCATTTCCTCTTCTTCTTCCTCTTCTTCCTCCTCTTCTTTTTTCTTACCTTTTTTCTTACCTCCCTCTTCTTCTTCCTCTTCCTCTTCCTTAGCTTCTTCGATTACTTCTTCATCTTCCTCGGCATCTTCTAAGAGTTCTTCATCTTCATCATATTCAAATTCTTCATCTTCTTTGACACCTTTCATTGCATCAGCTGGTTTTGCACCTTTATTCACAACATCCTTAACTTGCTTAAGTGTTGCGCCAGGTGTCTTTAACTTTGCCGAATCATCATCCGGTTTGTAGTTTGAAGGATCAGGTCCTCCAAGATCTTCCCAACCACCAGTTTGTCCTGGAGTTGCTCCAGATAGACTTGGCATCGCATCCGCAGCCTTAGCATTTGCATTGACAGCGGTTTTGGATTGCTTTGTGCCTACTTCCATTTCTTGTAATTGTTTACCACGAGACATTTGAACTCTCCGTATACCTTTAGTTATAAACTATATTTATTTATAATTTAATAAATTACAATGAGTTTAAAAACTCATTGAACAATGATAACTTGTATTCTTCAAGAATACCTTGATCAACTAAAGTATTTATTGTGCGTTTTGTGTTTTCTGTTTCTCTCTCACGAAGAATGCCACTATCCCAAATCCACTCTTTACCTTCCATAATTCCCTGAACGAAAGCGTCAGGTGCAGATGGATCGGCAACAATATCAGCAGCAGTTGCAAGCATAAAATCTTCACCAACTTCCGTATATCCTTCATTATTTTGCTTTACGGAGCCAATACCACGAGAAGAAACTCCTAGAGTTACACCTTCTTTTAGAAGTGACTCTGCAATTTTACCCATTGGAGTAGATAAAATTTGTGCCTTACCAATAAAATTATTACCCTCTCTTTGAAGAGAAACAATTTTATGAGAAACTCTATCCAGATTTACTGTTGGACCGTCTGGATGTCCGAGTTCTCCTAAAGCACGTCCTTTATTAATATACTGCTCGGTATAACGCTTTACCTCTCTTTCTATGATTGGTAAGCGATACATTCTTCCGTTGCGATTTACAACTTCAGTCTGTAAAAAAGGACCTTGAATGTAAAGAGTTTTTTTACCATTTACATTTTCAGTAATAACTTCTACTGATTCTATTTCTTCGGTGATGAGTTTCATTATGCTTGCCCCGAAATTTGAACTTGTTGTGCATAAACGACACCAGCACTGCCTTCAGTTCTAGCTGCTAATCTTTGTGATAAAGATAATGATGCTCCAATATTGGATCCTGCGGAAGAAAATGCTGTTAGAATACCACTTGAATTATGATTTAAAGTAATTCTTGACTGGTGATAACCATTAACGCCAGAACTAGTATCTACTGAGATTACTGAAACATGGGTGAAATTATAAAGAGATTCACTAGCTCCGGTAAGAGTTACATAATCTCCCACTCCAAATGGTGCTTGAGTTCCTTCTGGAAAATCAACAATAGTTGTTGTTCCAGTAGTAATTCCAACAACCCTATTTGATGCTTTTGTTAGTGCAAGAGTTTCTGTTCTTCCTGCGGGGATGTAATAATCTGCAATAGTTGCTGATGGATTGGTTCCGATTGCAACAAAAGCACCTGCAGTAACGGCAGTCACTCTAATTACATTTGATTGAATAACAAATGATGTTGTCATTCCTGAAGTGGCACTTGTTGTAAGTGAAATGCCAGCACCAACTGGTCTATGCGCCATTATTCTTATAGTTCATTTAGTAATTATTTATTATTTCTATTCTTCTTCAGAATTTGAAATCTCATCGAACATTGACTGAGAAATTGCAGGACGCAATTCGTCAATTCTTTCCGCAGATTTTACAAAAAGAAGTTCTTTAATCTTGTCGCTGATCTGAGAAGGGGACTCGTCAGATACAATCATATCTAAAAGATCATCCATTTTTAATACCTAAGTAATTTTTTTTATTTATATCTCCCCACCCTTGGGCATTTTTACTATGGAAGTATCCATTTCAGCTGCTCTTCCGTCCGCTTCGGTAGCTCCGCCACCCATTACTCCATCTGTATTGGGTTCCATTACTGGAGATCCTAGATCTCCTTCAACACCAAGAGATTGTGGAATTGGTTGTCCTGTCGCAGGATCGATCGACATTTGTGCTGGATCTGGAATAACTCCACTCTTAATTTCTTTTTCAATCAATTTATTTTGTTCTAAAATTTCTTCATCAGTTTGGCGAAGAATCTTTCTTCTAAGATAGTCTTGAGAGAAATACTTACCGACATAAGGTTCTGCAACTTGAACCATATTGAGTCTTTCATTCAGTAGTTCTGCGTCCTTGAGTTCTGCAAAGTGATTATCATAGAGGAAATCGTACTGAATATGCTCATCCATTTTCTCCCAGTCTTCTGGAGTAATGATATTCTTAAGAATAAGTTGAGTTTTCAGCATATCATTAAACATATGAGAAAATCTTTTTCTCAAACGTGATACAAACTTACTGAATTTAACTTCATCACGAAGAATTTCTGATGAACGTCCAAGATTAAAACCACCTTCACCATCCATTCTTGAAGGAGGAACATTGAGTGAACGATAAAGTTTTTTCTTGAAATATTCAATATCAGTAATCTCTCCAAGGTTTTGTCCACCAGGAAGAGTAGAGATTTCAGTTCCTCTGCCACCCTCACGACGAGGAAGCCAAAAATCTTCGAGCATACTCATGAATTTTTTGTCATCACGAATTTCTCCTGTATTCGCGTCATATACCATCTTGTTTCTATAACGCATCATAACATCACGGAGATATTGTTCTGCTTTTACTTTAGGTAGATTACCTACATCGATGTAGAAAATTCTTCTTTCTGGTGCGCGAGATAGGCGATAGATAACCAGAGAATCCTCAATCATGCGAAGTTGATTGAGTGATTTGATTGCTTTGTGAAGATATGATAGAGTTGATCCCTTGTTTCTATCAATTAATCCTGATGTGCAATAAGTAATTGAATCTTTTGTAAATTTAATCCCACCAGTTCCACCCAAAGAAGATGGATTGGTTGTTGGGTATGTCATTTTGGGATTATAAATGAAATATTCCTCAATTTCGGGGAACTCATAATTCATTGGATCGTCAATATTAATGTTTGCCAATCTATAAATCTTTTTATCTCTTTCTGATTTTTTTTGTTGGCGAACGTAACGCATTTTCATTGCGTCAATATATCTTAACTCCTGAATACCCTCATGTGGATTTTTGAGATCAATTACCTTGTGATAATAAAGTCTACCATCAACATACCAATTTCTATAGATCTCATGCGACTTTCTATCAAAATCCAATAACTCTAGAATATATTTAAATTCCTCTCTAATTTTTTTCTTAATACCATCACTAGCATTAAGATTTGATAGTTCAATTGAAACTGGACTATCGTTTGAATCACTAACAATAGCTTCGTTTACAATATCTTCAATGGCACTATCACACTCAGGGTGAAGTGCCATTTCACGATATCTTTTAATTAAATCAAATTCAGTTCTATATACACCCTCAATATCTACATAAGATCCAAAAAATCCACTAGTTAGATAAAAATCAGATCCGTCCTCATTATTAGGAGCGACAGGTGATAGGGTTGAGGGGGATAACGAACCATCATCCTCAATAGAAAAACCAAAGAGCTTTGCCATTATCAATTTTCAAATCGTCTATCTATTTATCTATCCTAATATCAACTCTGTCCGGAATATGGAGTCCAGTATTGAACTTGGAATTCAACAGTAAACTCTTCAATTGTGTCAGAGGTGTCATATGAAAGATCAATTGCAGAAATATTAGTTGGGAAGATATCAAAGAACTTATATTGTGCAGCAACAGAAAGATCACCACCAAAAGCAGTTTGTCCTGTTGTACTAGCATTTCTTGTCAACTGTCTTACAGTTGCTTCTTTCATATAATCTTGTGGACTTGTGGAACCACTCGCATCTCCATACTGAGCAATAAATTGCATCCATCCTTCCATTGCTGCTCTAATAGAGAAGTTTTCGTCATTGATAATCGTTACTGTCCATGAATCAAATGTTCTGTCACCAGCAACTTTAAAAATTCTTCCTCTAAAGGGGACATCAATTGATGCAATATTAGAAGCAGGTAATTGAGCAGCTTTACATAAAATGCTGAAGTCTGACGAGGAAAAATTTCCCTGTCCTCCTGGAATATCTGTAAGAATAACTTCAAACAGATTGGGGCGAGCGCCGCCCCCAATTAGCGTTGATTTAAAATCTTGAATTGTGTTTGCCATTTTAGAGTCCTCCTTGTGTAGTTAATTATAAAGTTCAAACTCTACCAGTTACTTCTTCAAAGCTAACTCCCGTGCGAGTAGCAACAAAGGTTAGAGTTACATAATTAATTGATTTGGTTGGTTTCAAGAAGATATCAGCTCTAAACTCATTATTATCAATAACATCAGGGGTGTTGTTAGTTGTGTCACATACAACATAGAATCCATAAAGTCCTCTCTTCGCTTGAATATCGCGTAGGTATGGTTCAACGATATTTTTGAAGTTTGCTCTTGTCAACTCATCATTGAGTTCAAAGAGTTGTGCTTCTGCAGATCTCTCTAATGCCTGCTCAATAGTCAAGAATAGACGACGAACATTAATTCTATCAAAAGCAGATGCATATCCAAGAGCTGTTTTATCACCGAAAAGTAAAGTCCCTATTCCAGGTTTAGTAACAATCGGATTAACTCTCGCTGGATAAAGTTGATCTCTTTGTGCTTTTGATGGATTATATACTAGTTTAATAGCATTATTAATAATTCCTCTTTGTTGTCCTGCAGGCGAGAACCAAGGATATGCAATTAAATTAGTGCGGCACATCAATCCAGCAATATCAGCATTACATGGGATGTATACAAATTTATTATTAAATCTATCATAAGTATACTTATATCCACTATCAAATATTGCATATGATGAAGAGTTAAGTGGACTAAAGAACTTCAATAGATTTGTTGTTTGAGTTGTAGTGTTGGTAACTCCAATTAAGTCTGATCTGTGAGGTCCAACAACCGCAACACAATCTTTTCTAGAATCTGCCAATGAAATCAAGAATTGTGCTTTTGTTTGAGAATCTTCCTGGGATGATAGTCCAGGTCCCATGATTAAATAATCAACTTGAATATCATCTCTATTTGCAAAAAGATTATATGAAGTTGTTAGATCACCAACAGCAGCAGTGAATCCACCAGTTGATGAGTAATCGACTCCGCTAGTTAATGTGTAAGTTTCATTACCAATTGCACTGAAGGATACGCTCTGAGCATTTTGTCCCCAAAGTCCTTCTGCAAGTGTGTTTGCGATAAAGTTTGCCGAGAATCCAGTGGCAACAGGAGTTGTTCCCCAATAGGTATCTGCTGCACTTGATGGGTTCTTTCCAGCGTAAATTTGGGCAGAAAAATCAGCAAGATACTGCTTGTACCAAGATTTTTGTGGAGAATTTACTGCGGATACTGTATCTAAAGCTTTAGATAGAGAAAGGTGCTTCTCAAGAATTGTTCCTTGATTACCAGTGATGGTTCCTAAGTCGTCAACAACTGCTACGTGAATAGCATCGTTGCGTCCACTTCTATCTGACACATATTTGTTAGATACTGGTTTTGGTGCGATCGACTTCCAATAGATTGTAGAATTTGATAATCCTAAAGTTTGCTGATCATACCAGTCATCTACTGTTGAAGGAGTAAATGTTCCAGCAACACCAGCAGAATTGTTTACTACAACAGCAGAACTTGAAGTTAAGAAAGATGAATAAGAATTTCCTTGTGCATAATCAATTTTAGTTTCCGTTCCTGCAGAAGAAACTCTTGAAATAATTTTTACTGTGACTGAGTTTGCACCAGTTGCAGTTGTAATTCCTGTAATGATGGATTTGAGGTAACCGTCAAAGGTTCCACTTTGTCCAGGGATGCTTATAGAGGAAAGACGAATAGTTAATCCATAACCAACCTGAGCGCCAACCGCTGCGGGAGTTGATGCACCTAATCCTAAAATTTGATCTCCGAGATCGTCGATGATGCAAACCTTAAGGTTATTTGCCCAGGATCCAGGATTCTTTGCTGCAAAGGTAAAGTTAGTTGCTTCGGAGTGATTCGCAGTGTAATCATCATAATTATCAATTCTAGCAGTGCTAGTCATCGTAGCTGCTGATGTGTTAACACCCGCATTAGCGTTTGCTAGAGTTGTGCCAGCAGTTCTGACTACTTTCAGAACGCCGCCGTATGAAAGGTAAGAAGCAGCACTCATCCAATATTCATACTGAGCATCAGATGAGATTGGTTTCCCAAATGTGTTAATTAAGTCTTGCTCATTTTGTATATCGATTGGATAATCAACAGGTCCAATTGAGAAAGGTCCTGCAATTGCACCAATGTTATCTAATACATTATCAGCTCTTCCTACGGTTAAATCAACCTCTCTCGTAAGTACTCCGGGAGATAATTGAGGAGTCGCCATGTTTTTCTCCTGATCTCAGTTTATCTAAAAAATATTTATTAAAAAACTACTTTTCGCGGGGGAAATATGACGTGAACATATTACCAGTCAGGATATTCCCACTTACCAATAACTGACGATACTATTTTACTAGAAACCACTCTTTTTACTGTGCATTCTTTGCATTCATATGAATAAGATGAAGCCACTGCTCCTCTATCTTTGCGAGTTCTGTAAAAACCATCTATTAAATTTTTCATTTCTCCACATACTCTACATTGCCTATCTGTTAGTAATAAATGTCCAAGTCTAATTTGCTTGTCTAATTCCATTACATATATTCCCACATATAAGCACGATCCCCATATTCATCTACGAACCATCTATCACCTTCGCCATCAACAAAACTGGATTCATCAGTTCCATCAACAACAAAACCAAAAGGTGCCATATCCTGCTCTATTTGATTTTTTTGCTCTTCATATAATCTCTTTCTAACATCCTGATCAGTGAGTTCTTTAAAATAATCTTGAGCAACTAACCATGCATAGATTACTAAGCACATTGCTAAGTCATCATTACACCCTTCTTCTGCTTCGAAGGAATTGTGTTTTTGAATGAATGTTGTCAATTCACTCATGATCTCATAGTCTTTGAAGAGAAGTTTATTCTCCTCAATCATTGTTTTTAGATTAAGACATCCAATTTTCTTTACAGTTTTGGACATCTTAACTCCCAGTTGAGTTTTTTTACCAGAAAAACCTTGTCCAACAATTTGTCCAGCTCTTCCTCTCATTGAACACATTAGTAAGTTCTGATATTCAAGATCATAATGTATGATGCTCGCAACTTGATCTCCAACATCATTTACTTCGCATAAGATATACGCATTATTATAATTCTTTGCTACATCCACAATAATACTTGGGAACAGCATCGGTTTGATTTCATTATTTCGATACTTTCCAACCACATTATGTGGGAATGTTGTTATATCAACCACAGTGAAAGCAGAATAATCGTTTCCTACCCCCCTAGCAACGTCTACAGTGATAATGTAGTCGTGTTGCTCTTCTGGATCCGCATATACGTCTAAACCCCCGCTACGTGTCTTAGGGTGATCGTATACGAGGGATCTCAACTTGCTTGGTGCAATTAAAGTATCTACAGATCCTAAAAATTCGCATTCAAACTCAACTTTAAATTGTTGTTCGGAAGTGTTTGCAATAGTTTGTGCTTTCCATGCCTCATCTCTTCCCGGAACTTCACTCCAA